TTCACCAGGTTCATCGTGCAAAAGAAGAAATTAGGGAAGACATCAAGTGTTATCTTCGTATTGGGTGTGATGAAGTTAGCATGCATATCAAACTGAAGATTTGCAGTTGAGAAATAGAGGTCCCTCGTTGTTGTAGATGCCATTGTAATTCCATTGATACCCTTATACATTAATGAACTATTGTGGAAACTGGAGAGGAATCCTAGATTCTGCAGTGAGGACACTGTAATCTGACTATTATACACATTCAAGTTACCTGCATTATCTACATTAATATTTCGTATAAGACCACTAATTACTGTAGAAAGTGTCGCAGCACTCACATAGCCTGCAGTGCCTAGATTATTAAATGTGCTTGTGAGATTTGATGATGAAACTGCATTTAGACTACTGACGGTACTTGCAATCTGGATGTAATTAACAGTGTAGTTATAAATCCCGCTAACTGTTGAAAGAAGTGACGCTGAACTGATATAGCCTATCGTTCCGAGGCCTACAGTTGTACTTCTCAGAGTTGAAAAGGAGTCTGAAGTTGCACCTGTGAAACTACTGAGCAATTGCTGCGAACTGATATAGCCTGTATTTCCGAGACCGGCCACTGTACTGCCAAAATATTGCGGTGTCCCTGTTGTACCCGATGCAAGAATTCCTTCAATTCCTGAAATTGTACTTGTGAAGTCATCCTGGGCCTCATTTCTTATACCTGTTGTTGTACTGAAGAGTTGCGGTCCTATGAGACTTCCTGGTATTCCGCCATTGGCGATACTTGCCGTCAGTGCATTCGATGTATTACTTGAATATTCTAGAAGATAATTTATATTGCCTGTTGCTGTACTGATTGTTGAGGGGAGATATCCAACTCCTGCAGAAGTCAGACCTGAATAGGATGAAATATTTGTAAAAGAGTCTTGCCAAGATAGACCACCTTGCCCATCCGTTGCAAGGACATACATGGAGGATATTGGTTGATTTGTTAGCGGATCAATTGCAAAGAGACTCCGGAGGATAAGTAAATCTGTGTCATAGGAGCGATCATTTCGTGCAAAAGGATCCATATCTACTGTAACATCAGTTGAATATTCTTGGGGTAATAACGACCTAGAGTATTTACATTCTTAAGATAGAGATGACAGGAGGAGGCCTTCTTCAACTTGTAGCAAATGGAAAACAGGATGTCTATTTAACTGGGAATCCACAGATTACATGGTTCAAGATGGTGTATCGCCGCTATACGAACTTTGCCATTGAGTCACAGCCGATGTATTTTGACGGTGACCCTGATTTTGGAAAACGCCTGAGCTGCCTTGTTCCCCGTCGTGGAGATCTCCTCGGTCCTATAATTCTTGAGGTTACATTGCCTCGGATTTACAATTCCAGTGGCGTTGAAGTCTCCTATTGCAATTCCATTGGCCATGCACTTATTGAAGAGATTAGTATTGATATTGGTGAGCAGGAAATCGATAAACAGACAGGTGAGTGGATGGAAATCTGGTCGAATCTGACGACAACCGCAAATCAGAGAAATGGATTCTACGACATGATTGGAAAGGTCGATTCTTATACGACCCCAAATCTTACTGGAGGGCTGAAACTCTATATTCCTCTCCGCTTCTGGTTTAATCGCAATCCTGGTCTCTATCTGCCGCTTCTTGCACTCCAATATCATCCTGTTCGTATTAATATAACCCTCCGCCCGCTGCAGAAGTTATTTTACAGCACTGATCTGATTACTAACTGTAACACTGCTTCTGTTGCGGCTGCTAAAATTAGTAAAATGATGCTATGGGGAGATTACGTCTATCTTGATATTGAGGAGAGGCGGCGTTTTGTTGCAAATACACATGAATATCTGATTGAGCAGATTCAATATACACCGAGTATTGCCATTCCGCCTGGAAGTACATCTTCCACTGTCCGCATTGAATTTAATCATCCGTGCCGCGAATTCATCTGGGTTATCCAGCGTGATGCAGTGACGCAGTTTCACGAGTGGTTTAATTACAGTAGCTTAGCTACGAGTGAAGTTGGTATAAGACAAGATCTTCTTGATACTGCACTTATCCAGCTCGATGGACAGGATCGTTTTGATGCTCGCGATGCTGGATACTTCCGCCTTGTCCAGCCTTGGCAATACCATACAAATGTTCCTAGCGATGACTTTATTTATCTCTATAGTTTTGCTCTCCGCCCTGAAGATTTACAGCCGAGTGGAAGTATGAATGCTTCACGTGTTGATAATATTAATGTTATGGTGACCCTTGTTGCAGATGCAAATCTGTCTCCTCCGCGTGGAAATGCTAGTATTCGTGTCTATGCTACGAATCATAATATTTTCCGCGTGGTGAATGGGTTTGGCGGTGTTCTATTCACTATATAAGCATAGCTTAACGTAGGATGGCGGGACTTCTTTCCAAAGCAAAAGGTCTTGTTTCAGGAGCAAAAGATGCAGCTGCTGGTGCTGTTGCAACCGCTGCTGCTACAGCTGCATTTTCTAGTATTCAAAAGAGCATCGCAACAGCATCTCCCACTAACACTGATATTCCGGCCTGGTTATTCCGATTACTCGCAATCTTTCCAACAGGTATCCTTGGTGTTCTAGATCACGGATATGCTCTGAACTCCATTTATTCAGGTATGGCAAAAGGAATTGTAAATCTTATAACGGTGCTTGTGTTATATTTAGTAATCCTTTTTATTGCACCAGAATTCAAAGATTTAAATACAATAGCTCTATTTATTTTACCGTTATTTAGTGCATGGTATGTCTTTGATTTACTTCAGTGCTTTGATGATAAAAAGCTTGAGACTACAGGATTATTAATACCTTTTTTTCAAGATATGGCCCCTATTACTGCTGGTTATAAACCAAGCACAGAAAGTCTTACTGGAAAGGGTAAAATATTATTAAATATATTTTTCACAACTCTGATTGGCATTGTATGGGGTATTACGAGTTATTTCACATATCTTCCTGGTGCAGTTGGAAATATATTTGGAACTATTTCTAAAGTTGCTCTTGCAGGAACAGGGGCTATCGCTTCCTATACCGCCTATTCAATCTATTCGCAGTTTATTCCGACACCTGCATCATTGCTTTCTGGCGCTGCAGGTCTTGCGGGTGTTCCTGGTCTATCTAGTCTTGCTGGAGCATCTGGTCTTGCTGGAGCATCTGGTCTTGCTGGAGCATCTGGTCTTGCTGGCGCATCTGGTCTCGCTGGCATGGCAGCCGCATCGCCTCTTGCTGGTAAAGCCGCAGGCCTTGCAAGTCTAGCATCTGCATCTCCACTTGCTGGAAAACTCCCAGGCTTTTTACAACGCGGTGGCGGTGGCGGCAGTGGAACTCTCGAACACCTTGAATCTATGATTAGTGAAAAACAGAAGGAATTTAGCAGTAGTAGCGATGTCTTTATCATCGGACTCCTCGTCCTCCTTTCTGCAGTAGGTTTCACACTTTCTTCTCTAAGGTCTAATGGTGACTTAAAAATAACTGGCGCCGATAAACAGGATGGACCCTCTGGCAACACAGGAACAGTTTGAGATTCTGATTGGCAAGAATACGGAACCCGTGAAGGAACCTGTTCCTTCTCTCGTGATTGTCTATTTTACTGCAAAGTGGTGCGGTGCATGCCGTCGCCTGAATCTGCCCATGATTGTTGGCAGTACTTCACCCGACGTGAAGTGGCTCAAGTGTGATATTGATGAGAATGATTATACTGCTGGATACTGTGGTATTACTTCAATCCCTACATTTTTAGCCATCCATGAAAAGAAGATTCTTGGAACTATGAAGTCCTCCGATACTGCAACTGTAGTCGAATGGATTAAGAGTTTTCCTCAATTGTTTGATGGAAAAAAGGTATAAGAGATAGGATGTACGATACTCTCATCGTTGGTGGGGGGATTTCTGGCCTCTATGTGGCCAGAGAACTCTTAAAGAAGAACCCGTCTAAACGTGTTGTTCTTTGTGAAAAATCAAAATATCTTGGCGGGCGTGCTTATACTTATCACCATGAAGGGCTACATTGGAAGAACCAGGATTTACACTGGGAAGCAGGCGCTGGGAGAATTTCAACAGACCATACAATCCTACTTGGCCTCATTAAGGAGTATGATCTAGAAACGGTGCCCATAGGATCCTCTATACGATACCGCGAAAATGGTGCAGCCCTCTTTGAAGAGAATATCTTCGAACCTTCATTCCCTATTCTCCTTGACCCTCTTCGACGCCTTTCCCACGGCCTCTTAACCAACTATACAATTAAGGAACTTCTAACTTTTATCCACGGAGCCGCAACAACAAAGAAGTACTTGGATCGTTTCCCTTATTACTCTGAAGTCAATATTATGCGCGCAGAATCTGCACTCCGTGAATTTGCACATGAGATGCATGACCATAGTGGTTTTGTAGTTATCAAAAAGGGATTCTCTGAACTTATTGCGCGCATGGTCAAAGATCTTAAAAAACGAGGTCTAGAAATTCTAACTGAGCATACACTTCTTAATGTGAGCGAAGGAGAAGCTGAGTTTGAACAGAAAACAATCCGTGCGCGGCGCATCATAGTTACACTTCCTGCAGATGCACTTTCTAAGATTCCTGTTTTCAAGCGATGGCCTCTTCTAGACCACGTGCAAATGGAGCCTCTTCTACGTATCTATGCTGTCTTTGATGAACCGTGGTTTCACGATATTGGTCGCGTGGCGACCGCTTCCCCCATTCGCTACTTTATCCCCGTGGGTGAAAAGGTCGCTATGATCAGCTATACGGATTCTATCTATACGCGCCCTTACGTCGATCTTGACGAAAAGAAGATTATGAAAGATCTGCGCGAACTCTTTCCTGAGAAAGATATCCCTGATCCTCTTTTCATGAAGAGCCACTATTGGCAAGATGGGGTTACCTATTGGCTCCCTGGACCGTGGGAACCAGAAAAGGATTCCGTGGCTGCACTGCAACCGTTTCCCAAGAAATGCCCAAATCTTTTTCTATGTGGTGAAAGTTTCTCGCTCCGCCAAGGATGGGTTGAAGGTGCATTGGAACATGCAGATAAACTCTTGGATTATATAAGATGAACGCTCACGTCATTGTATCGACGTTCCACATCCTTTTCGTTGTGCCCCTTTTCCTCTATGTTGCATTCACGCGCGCTGCAACCTCTGAGGCTGTCTATTGGAGTGTATTTGCACTCGGTCTCTTTGTTTTTGTCTATCATTCATACAAGGCATCTGTTCGCTATATGGCCGCCTCAACATATCTGTGGGTCAATCTTCTACATTGCTTAGTGATTGCACCTCTGATGATCTATATTGGATATCTTGGAAAGAAGACTCCGAGACCCGCATATGAACTTCTGGCAATCCTTGGATTCGGCGCCCTTGGATACCACATGTATAATATTGTCACACAGCTCCAGCTTGTAGATAAAGATGATACTTAAATTTAAGTATCATCGTTAATAAAATTGATACTCACGCTGTTGTAAAGGGTTACCAATACAAATGCTTGATCCTTTGGCCAATATTGTGAATCCGTTTCTTTTGAATAGCACATCTCGGTGGAGCGTACTTGGAGATGACAATCTACGGGAAATTCGAGCTGCCATTATGAATGCCTATACGCTAGGAAAGAATGAGGCTACGGAACAGTTTGCAAATAAGGTGAATGTTATCATTGAAAAGACAAATGCTCTTGCTGATGATATTATTACTCTTAATAATGATCTATCAAACTATGTGATGTTTCATGATCTTCCTGATCTTATCCCTATACCTGCTCTAAGGCAGCAGAATAACATCTATCATGCAGCGCCTCTACAGGAAAATAACTACTGGACAGCACTGTGTGCTCGCAAGTTTGTTCGCACACTCTTTTGTGGTATCAGACACTTGTCGTTCGAAGAGAATATGAAGTTGATTGCAGCTCGTGTAAATATGCCTGTGAATGAACTCATGGAAAAGAACCCTATTGTAATTGGCCGCTTGCTTGATCTCTGGGATTGGCAACTCAAGAATATCCTCGGCGGTTCCTATTATACATTTCGCGCAGCAACACATTAAAGTTGGTACTTAAAATTAATGTCCAACGACGTTAAATAAAATTGAAACTGCTCGCAGCCATTTGAAACGTGATCAAAAATGCGAAGCTCTACTTTCTTCGAATATTTGAAGCAAACGGTGAAGCCGCCTATCTACATTGACTCTGGAAAGACATCCATTCATACGAGTGTTATTGTTTTAAAGGGCGAGATTCTTGCTGCAACAACAAATAAGGTTGGCTACCGATCGCGAAAAACAAGAATTGGTTCGCGATATAGTGAGAGAAATTCCTACCCAGCCTGTACAATTCATGCAGAGATTGCTGTACTTAGGCTTGTAGGAGATGTTACTAAATTGCGCGGAGCTGATATGTACGTGTGGCGCCTCAGCTCTTCGCAAGAGAAAACACTGAATTCGAAACCGTGTTCAGAGTGTCAATGTGTGCTTGAAAAGTGTATTCGTGAGTATGGTCTTAGGCATGTCTATTATTCTGTGTCGGTCTAATGATTATCTAAAAAAATAATTTTTTTATGGATTAATCTCAGTTTAAAGTTGGTACTTAAATTTAATGTCCAACGACGTTAAATGATCTGCATCAGAAACTTGTATCTCTGTGTATCATTAATCGCAATACAGTCACTTGCGTGATAATAGAATGCTGTATTTGACTGAAACTCCTTCTTACAGACCTTACATCCTAGATTTTCCTCTGCTAGAATCTTCTCAACCTCTGCCTTGCAATGCTTTCGTACATAATGGATAATTCGGTTGCCCTGTGTAAGCGTTTGGAACTGGCATCCGTCGATTGGGCACTTGTAAAAGACTGCAGTCTTTGCCTCCGTTGATTCCTTGTGCTTTGCAGCACGATGAATATCTAGAGTTCGCTGAAACTGGAACTTCTTTTTACACGTTGCGCACTCGAAAGGAAGATCTCCATCATGACGCTTCAAATGATAATGCATAGTGTTCTGATTCTTCTTCTTTTCAGGACAGTGAGGACAGATAAATAATCCATTTTCATCGCGCTTATATGTATAGGTCATGTGACCCTTACAATTGGGGTTATCCGTTTCAATTTTACTTTACCGTTACTTAAAACTACAATACAGATTCTTCCAGATGACCATTACGATCCTAACACTCGTAATTGGCGCTGATTTTAGAAAAGGATTAGCCAGGGCTCTTGATTCGAAGAGAGCCTATGCTGCACGTCACGGATACACTTATATCGAAGGTGATGAGAAATATTGGAATCGCGATAAGCCTGTCCCATGGTCCAAGATTCCTTTTATCCTTGATGTCTTGAGTAAGCTTCCTGAAGGGGCGCTCGTGTGGCTTTCTGATGCAGATGTCTATATCACAAACCCTGCACTCCGAGTGGAAGATCAGATGGTCCCTCTTCTTCCTCCTTCCAAGGATCTCCTCATGTCGATCGATGCTTGCGCACATATTAATAGTGGAAATATCCTCATGAGAAATACTCCGTGGCTCCGTGACTACTGGAAGCGCGTAGATGAACAGACTGATTTGACATACCATATCTGGTGGGAGAATGCCGCAATGATCAAGCTTCTGGAAACGGTTCCTGATGATCTTGCGCATACGGAGCTGAGTAATCGGCACAAGCTATTTAATGCATATCTTCGTGGTGTTCCTCGTGAGCCTCTGTGGGAACCTGGTGATTTTCTCGTACATTTTGCAGGTGTCTATAAGGCTGAACAGATGAATACACTCATGGACCGAATTGATCGCGGGGAGGTCCCGAGAATGTCGATGTGGGAATAATTTCTTGATACTTAATATAGAATATGCCGAATCGCACGCGTAAGAATCGTGGTGACCGTGAGGGACGTGAGGGACGTGAGGGACGTGAGCGTCAGGGAGGTGGCGCCATGATGGTGACGAACGGAAGCATGGCGCAGGTTTTCCACGGAACGGCCAAGCACACGCCCGGTGGCCTGGTCAAGAAGGACCTCATGAAGACCAAGAACGGCCGCATCGTCAGCAAGAAGAAGCACGCGGCGGGCCTCAAGGCGATCAAGCGTCTGCGGAAGTTAGGGTATGTCGCCAAGAAGGGCACCTTCAAGCTGTTCAAGAAGATGTAAAGCATCTTCGTAACAACTGGAAGTTCAAGAAGATGTAAAGCATCTTCGTAACAACTGGAAGTTCAAGAAGATGTAAATAGCTGAATTGCAAGGTAATATAAATAATCTATTTTTGATAGTACTTCTATTAAAAATAGGGTATAGATAGAGTAAAATGGGCGCTGGTGCTTCTATAAGCCGTCAAGAAACTCCTGAAGAAAAGGCAGCTCGTGAAAGGGAGGCTGCTGCTACTGCATTAATTAAATTATCTGGGCAACCGCAACCGCAAGTGCAAAAAGGAGGAAAGAAAGATACCCCCCAGAAAATTTGTAAAACCCAGATTGAAATGGGTAAAAAAATTCTTAGAACAAAAACGCGAAAGGATGCAATGAAACTTCTCAAAAAAGTTACACATATGAGAGATGGAAACTCTCAAAAAGGAATAAATTGGTGGGAGTACATACAATCCGTTCCCGAAAAGGATCGTGCTAAAATTATTAATAATTCTGCTAAACCAATGATGGAAGCCTGCATACAAAAATACACACGGAAGAATAACTAAATCTTATTCGAAAGTGCATCAACAACCTCCTTCAAAGATTCTACAATATCCCTCGTATCCATTATATGATTTGTGGTTCCATTTTCCTCAGAATCATACCAATAGAGACTTCCTGTTTCCCCAATGCAGGACCATACGAGACCCGCACTCACTGCACGCAGCTCCTTCAGAACCTGCGAAAGATTTATTTGCGATCCTGGCCGATTCTGGAGACCATCCTGAATTTCCTTTTCATCTGCGCTATTATGCCAGAAAATAGCCGACCAGGATCCACGCGGAACTGACGTACTTCCAACTAAAAATGTAACTTCCTGTTTCTGCATAAAGCTTAAAATAGGCATCGGAGGTTCATCTCCAATCCATACAACCCGCACAGGTTTTACACTAACATTCTGGATATAGGTCATCGCAAGGCGTAGATCTTGTGTATCCCGTATTCTAAATACTGCATCCCACTGTATCTTTTGTGACCAGCGCATAGAAATATCACGAACATTTTGTAAAATAAGTACTTTCCTTCCGCGATTGAGAAGTTCCTCCTCAACTGCCGAAAGGCGGGATATCATTTGTTGTCCTAGAGTATTCGGTTTTCCACAGATCCAGATCCGCTGTGATTTTACATTTGCATTAAATCCTTCTAAACGAAGAACGTCACTCATCTATCGTAGGTGCCGTTACGGCTAGTTGTATTTATCCGCGCAGGTTACATAACGGTAGGATTTCCTGCAGCACTTGCTGTGCTTGCACGGCGATGCCTATTTGCACTCTGTACAGAACGTGCATTCCGAACATACTGCTCAAAGACCCTATTCGTCTCAGCGTGTGACTCTAGCCTCTTCTTCTCTAGATAATTCGCTCTCCATACCAACAGGGTGGAAAGTACTAGGAAACCAGCAACAACGAATCGGATATTCCATAGATTCGTAAGTAGAATCTTAAGAACAGGAAATGGAATAGTCTGGAGAGCCTGCTTAGCTGCAGTTGTAAAGTTCATAATGAAACTTACAACTGAAGACTTTTCGTGACTCAAAGAATAGAGAATAGGTGCAAGGAAGAGCGACATGTAGAAGAATCGGCTCGCATATCCGCTGTGAATAAAGCGCTCAAGAACATTGCAGAACGGTCGCATGAAGATCGATACATCCTTATCAAAGGTATCGAGAGTATCCTTCGGAAAATAATATACAGACGCGCCAAAACGACTGAACTCGTGTACAGCCTCCATGGTTTCCGTCGTGGCTGGCGCCTGTTTCAAATTTTTGCCTAACGATGATACTTAAATTTAAGGAAAACTCAAAGAGTTTTCCTTAAATTTAATGTATCATCAAATTAGTCGTTGGACATTAATTTTAAGGAAGTAGTGACTTCCTTAAAATTAAGTCACGACGTTACGTTAAATAAAAGGATCATGAGACCAATTCAGAAGCGCTTGGCGCTGTTTTGGGCGACACGTAAGATCCCCTTTTTTACAATTTGCTTTAATCGCACCCGCGTGGCGAACAAATGCCTTCCACCTCTTGATCTGAATTGTATCGAGTTCAGGAATGCGGCGACCCATCCAATATCTGCAATACCACTGAAACCATCCGCGCTCATCAGGGTTTAGTTTAGGATCCGAGAGCCCTGGATACTGCTTTGCAATGTGTCCCGCAGAAGAAGGAATCCAGCCATATTTATGCCACTCTTGGAGAGGAAGTCGTGAGAGAATCTTGAAATAATTTGCAGAAATATCTGCACCTTCTGGGTGCAGTTTTCCGAGCGCCGCCGCATGTAGAAACCACTCCGCAGGAAATTCAAGAATACAATCATTAAGATATTTCCCTTCAAAGGCACCCATTGCAAGAATTTCACCAGGATCTGCATACGGTTTGAAATCGGATGCGAATCCTTTCCCTGGTTCCTCGGAAAGAACATAGGAATATCCTTTCCGCATTTTATTCCAGGCCGTAATCGTTTCACCTTTCGTAAAGGAAGAAAGGGGGCGACCCTTTTGTTTTATAAGTTTATACATATCATCTACTGTATGTATTTGAAGGACACGCGGATCCATCACTACTCTTGGTACTTAAATTTAAGTACCAACCTTAGTTAAAGAATGGATGACCCCCTCAAAACAAGCGCGCAGGAACTCATGATCCCTAAAAAATATAAAACACCTGCACCCCCACGCGAAAGAAGTCTTCTTGTTGAAGTCAATAGTCGCGATCGCAATTTACGTTCCTATCCGAAACCTGGACAGTTCCGATGGAGGTTTCAGCGCCCTATGAAAGATGTAAAATCGATCCAACTCGTTGGAGGAACTATCCCAACACGTATCTATAATATAAATACGGGATGGAACAAATTTACTTTCCTCCAGGCGTCTGTACTCTATACTGTATCTTTGACCCCTGGACGCTATACAATGACAACACTGGCTTCTGAATTGCAGACACAACTGAACGCAATTGCACCCATGGGTGGAAACCAATATACTGCCATTTTTAGTTCAATAACGGACCAACTACAGGTAACACGCACATCTGGTTCTGACCCCTTTGCATTTCTCTTTTCTTCTGGTGTCTATGTGGATCAGTATGATATTAATTCTGTGCTTATTATGATGAACTCGCCTGCACAGATTCTTGGATTCTTGACTGCAGATTATACCAATGGTTCTGGTTCTGTGATTACGTCGCCGAATCCTGCACAAGTCGATTTTCTTATGAGTCGTGTATATTTACATATAAATGGTGACAATGCACAAGATATTCATACAATCGAAAGATCAGTAGGGCGTGATGGACCTTTCTGTATTATTTACATGGATGAAAATGATAAATCCTATAAATTCTTTGATAAATTGACATTTGTCCCTGTTTATCTCTCTGCGCCTGCATCTATTTCCCGCATGACGACACTTGATATCTCTCTTCGTGATGAATTTAATCGTGTGATCAATCTTAATGGGCGGGATTTTACTCTTCTTCTTGAGTTGGTTGTCAGTGAGGAGCTTATCTAACGAATAATATATACGCAACAAGAATCGACTTTGCCGATGAAAAGAGATGCCATAGACTATGCGCTGTGTGATAGTTTTTAGAGTTTGCACTTGCATGATATAACGCAAGATTGAGTATATTTAGTGCAATGACACTATATTTAAAATACCACAGTGCTAAGACAACATCATACGCGCCCCAGATAGCTGCAAGGCCATGGTCGATTTCATAGAGCGGATCTTCTTTGGATTCGATTGTTCTATGCCAGAAAACACTCGCGGATGAAGAGAGAAATACAATCGTACTGTAGCCCATATGTGACCTCGAAAAGTATAGAGTAACAAAATGTGGTAGAGTGGAAAGAATTATTGGGTCATGCGGGTCACGTCTAAATCGCGCCATCTAATCTAACTCTGATATAATTTTGCAACCTCTCCAAATCTACCAT